TCCTAATCTTGTCTCATACGCATCAGCGTTCGAAACTCGGAGCATCTGGAGGCCGTCGTCGTCCAGGAATCGCGGCATCGGGCCCACGGACACGAGCTTCCAGGACGCCATCTTCACCGCGTACGCCACTCCGCTCGGGCAGTTACGGTCGGGGATGATGTTGACTGCGCCGTCTGGGCCGAACATCTTGGCGCCAGGGAAGCTGAAACCAGCATCGGTCTCAACCGTGATCAGTTCAACCTTCGAGTGCAACGCAGCCAGCACCTTCGCGTAGCTGTTGTAGCACATGAAGATATGATCGGCTTCAACGCCTTCACGAGCACCCAGGGTGATGCCCTGGATAAGAGCTTCCTCGGGGCCGAGCAGGCCGAGCGGGCCGCTGCTGGTCGCGTCGAAACGGAAGCCCGAGAGACGGGTATCCGCGCTGCGGTTCACTCCGAACCAGCTATCAGTGCTGCCTGGAGTAGCGGAAGGAATCCAGCCAGCGAGGCCAGACAGCTTGCCGACGTTATCGCCCTGGATCCAGCAGTACTGGTAGTTACCAGACGCAGTAGCGGGCCAGGAGGCCGGAGTGCCAGCAGCGCCGCCCTGGCCAGTCGCGGAGACAGTGAACGTCCCTGCGCCTGCGGTACGGTTGACTGCGATGACGTAGCCAGGGCTGCCGATGTAGCTGAGGCCGTCCGAGCTACCACAGACCAGGGTCTGCCCGACTTCGATCTGCGTGATCATGTTGTCGTCGGCAGGAGTGCAGACGCCGCTGGTGCATGTGATCTTGCCCAGGAGTCCGCTGCCGTCGCGGTACATCGACATCGCGATGCTGTTCACCAGTTGCTGATGAGCAGAGTCGATCTGAAGCTCAACGGCGTCGATGAACGCGCCAGCGTCAGTCGATGCGCTGCGGAGGGTCAGACCATCGATGGTGGCGGTCGCGTAGTCGGTCGCGTACGTAACCTGGAAAGCCTTGGTCTTCGCGGCGGTCTGGTTCTGCTGGCTGTAGCCGAACTGAGCAGAACGTCCCTGCGGGTTACCATACTTGATCGGCTGGGGGTAGTAGCGGCCACCTGCGCCTGCCACAACGGCTCCAGCAGTTTCCTTGCTGAGCATTGCCCAGAAGGGGTTCTTGGTGTACGTGGTATCGCCAACGGGCTGATCCTTATAAAACTCCTTCAGGATCGACTGTGCGGCGCTGAAATCAAGGAATTGTCCAGACATGGAAACGTCCTTCTAGTTTGGCGACGTATCGCCGGGTTGAAACGCCAATCACCGAGTAGTCTCTGGGAGGCGTTCCAGCCACTAGAAGGACGATATCCGTCCAGGCAACAGTACCATGCTAGACACGATCACTAATTCGTGTCAAGCCCTACTTCATTAATCCCTTTTGCTTGGTCGCAGCGATTGCCGCAGCAATGCGTTCGGCCTTGCTCTGATGCTGTGCACCAGTGGACTTCGTAGGCGAGCTAGCGGTGGCGCCCCTGCCGAGCGTCCTGACCTCGTGGACGACAGGCGCCGCAGGACGTTCTGGCTCAGGAACAACCACCTTGCCACTCATCTTCTTGGTCTTGCCCAGCAGCTTAACCTGCTCTTCCAGCCACGTCTCCACCTTCTCAGCCGCCGACTCCAGACTCATCGGCTGGTGCTGCGGATTGGTCTTACGCCCCTCGATAAGATCAGTGATGATGACTTCGTGGATATATTCACCCGTCCCTGGCCATGTCTGGACAAGCTCGAACTTATCGTCCGCGCCCTTAGGGAATTCCAGGCATGCGTCATGGAAGCGGTCTCGGAGCTTCTGCTGCTGAGCCTGGATATTCTGCTGCTCCTTCTGGATTAATTCATCCATCTGACGCTTCTGCTCGGCCTTGTACGCCTCAATCTTATCGTCGGCCGCCTTCAGGGCGTCCTCAGGAGTTAGCTTCCCGCCAGTGATGAGATGTTGAGTAAGTTTATCGTAGCTTACGTTGCCGAGCTTCATCCACGCAGTAGGATCTTTGTCGGCATTGGCCAGAGCCTTCTCGATTGCCTCAAACCGAGCCTCGCGCTCCTTGAGCTTGGATTCGCGAGCATCCCATTCGGCCTTTCGGCGGTCTTCCTTGATCCGCCATTCCTTTTCCCGTTGAGCCGCAGCAGCAAAATCGGCCGCCTTGCGCTTCTCCTCGGGCTTCTCCTCTACCTTCTTGTCCTCGGGCTTGGCAACTTCTGGGGCAGCAGGCTCAGCAGGCTTGATGCCCGCAGCCGCAACAGCACGGGCCAGCCGCTCTTCGCGCGTGGGCTGTGCAGTAACTGTGATCTTGGGTACTTCGAGAGTCGGCTTCTGTTCCACAACGGGAGCTGCGGGGGCTACGACGGTGGCATTATCAGCCATGTGAAACTCCTATCAGGAGGTTATTTTGCTGCGAACGGAAGCATCGGTGAGGGTGGAGGTTGTTCAGGACGAGCAAGCGGGACTGCCCCCTGCCCAGGGGCTGCCCCCTGCTCGGGGGCACCTGCGGGAGGAGGCGGAGCAGTAATCTGCTTCACCAGGAATTCCACTTGCTCAATGAATCGACGGAGAAGTTCTAGACGCTCTTCTTCTAGTCCAGTAGTGCGGCCACATGAATAAAGTTCCATGGCCATTTCTTTGGCTCCCTGCCCACCGTCGTTCTCGACATCGTAGATTTCAGGAGCAGTGTACTTACCTTCGTCCACTATCTCGCTTAGTATCTTCTCCAGATATTCATCCTCGGAATTCTGGAGTGACTCCAGCGATTCCAGGTCTGGGAATTCCAAGATACGGCGGAGCATGCGCTGCGTGATCAATCCAGCCTGGGCCCACTCAGTGCCGGTTTGTAATTTTCCTGCTGGATCATCAGGCAATTGCGATACTGGGCACAATTTCAAAGTGAAGACGTCGTCTTTCAGATTGATGGACTTCCAATCTTGTGTGGAAAGGAACTTACGGCCAGGAATCTTTACCTCGTAGTTTCCCTTCTCGGCCACGATGTCCTTGATGGCGTCCAGACAAAGTTTGGCCGTATCAATGTGCCACTGATCATAGCTCTGAGAAGGGATGACCATGCGTCCTGCTGCTTGGTCGTGATACTCGCGGAGAGCCTCACCGGATGAAAGATCGGCAGGCTTCTCAGCACGGGCCTCCATCTGACTGATGCCGAATATCTCGAAGACGGCCTGGATTAGTGTCTGGCGGTACTGGTACGTCTCCGCAGGACAGAACGTCGGGGTGATGTAGACTGGCGGTGTCCCACGATACCAACCAATGGCCCACGGGTCGTTAGTCAGATGGTCTTCGACTACCTGCGAGCCCTCTTCGAGCCAAATCTTGCTGCTGCCACCCTTCTTATGCGTAATCTGGATGACCCATGACGTTTGATTCAGCTCAAGCTGAGTAGCACGGGCTTGCTCGGCTGCGCCGATGCCCCAGAACCCAGTCTGCGGTTTGCTCCAGCGAATGAAGCTCATCGGGAAATACGTCTTCTCGTACGCCTCAATCAGAAGCGGGCCACCAGACGTGATGATGGCATGCTTGCCGTCGTGGGCATCAGGACTGGATGGCAGATGCCAGCCTTCCACAACAGCCGTCAGATTGTTGACGCTATCACTGCTGACGCCTTCAAGCTGGAATAACCCAGAAGCAGCAATCTCTTCACGATGTCCAGGGAAAAGGTCGGCCAGGACGTCTCGGTCAACCAGTTTGATCCGATATAGCTGACGAGGATTGCCTGTGGCCGCTTCGAGTTCGTCAATCCAAAGCTCGTACGCGGGGACACGTTCGATGCACACTTCGCCGTGCTCAGCGTAAACCGCCGTCGCCCCAGTTCCCCAGATCAAACAATCGCGGTAGACCATCGGAGCGATTTCATTCACATCACACTGGTAGAACACGCCGTCGATAAGCTTATTCAGCTTTTTCGCCTTGCGCTTCAACTTGAAATCCCCGCCAGAGGTGAGGGCGAACGGCTTCGGGCGTGTCTTGGCGATTATATTAACCGATGTGTCTGCCGCTATCTGAATCGCGTTATAGGTCAACGGACTGCCGCGAGCGGCTGGATGGCCAGCAGAGATTTTATTCGACAGGAGCCCGTACGTCGCTGTCGTGGGCATGTCGCCATAGAGACGAGAGCACGAAGAGATATTCGTGATGCGATTACGCTGATTCTCGTGCAGCGTCTTCAGCGTATCCAGGACGCCAGCGCCTAGCCTCTCGCCATCGAACTTCCACCATCGATGATCCTCAATCATAGCCTTGGGCTTGGTCTGTACTTTGACAGTGCTATGCGCAGGAACGTCCGCGCCCTTGCTAATGGTATGGATCTTTGGCGCCTTGTACTTAGCCATGGGTTACTCCTGATCATCGGAGGCAGGAATGCCGTCACAGATTCTAGCATCACATCCGTGCAGACACCCCTGACGGCTGTGTTCCACCTCGACGGAGTGCCCGCAATTGCAGGTGGCGGATACTGCGGGGTCGTGCGCGGGCATCGACGGTGCCTGAGGTGCCAGAGTCAAAGACAACTCGGGAGTCACGTACACCGAGACTCCGTTTGATCGCAACATCTGGATGAAGGCGGGCAACTCTTCAGACTTCATGGCAATCATGGCAACTCCTCAGGGAAATCGATGATACCGGATTTAATGCGTTCTCGCTTGGCTATTTCTTGATCCAACTTACCCCACATCCTGGCTTCCTCTCTGCGTCCGTACTCTTGAGTGCCAGGAACAGGCGGCTGGGGAAGTGCCTTGGCCCTATAGGAATAGCAATCCTTCCAGCCGTACCTGAATGCGTCACAGCAGTCGTCGCCAACACGATCAACCTTGTTGACCGTCTTGAGTTCGTGAACCAGCGGAGCACAAGCAACGGGGTTAATCTTAATAAGTCCTAGGATGAATGCGTCGTTCACCAACTCAATCATGTTGTCCCGTCCAGGCTTGTCCGCAGCCTGGATAGGAAGATTGTGTCGCGCCCTGAGTTCACCTATTGTCTGAGCCCAGCTCGGATCACATACCATGCGTTCGAAATGATAGCGATTATTGAGTAGTTTGATCTTCTCTGCCATGTCTGTGACTGTCCACTTTGGCCCGTGGACGCACTCACGCACGTAGAGGCATGGGTCTTGGTCGGTATAGCTCATCGCCACAAGAGCCGCAGGGTGGTCCCAACCAAGGTCGCACCCGAGCACAGAGTGCACCTTGCCAGACACAGCAAACATTCCTGTGTCGAATAGATTCTTGGTCGGGTCGAACTTGTACAGAAGATCCGAATCGTCAATGACCCACTCAGATAAATATTCGCGACGGAACGATGTGGTCTTCTCGATGCCAGGAGTAGCCTTCTCCAACTCCTCAATCTCGCGAGCCCACTCGACGTACTGGTTTTCGTACGCCGTCCACGAGAACGTCTTCCACGCTGGCATCTTGTCGTGGGTTATATCGTACCATACGCCCTCAGCAATCGTTCCTGGCGTTCCGATCAGGACGATGGTTCCGTGGTAGTCAGCAGTGGCGGGCTGCAAGACATCTTTAATCAACGAATCAAGATCGGTCTTGAACGATTGCGCTTCGTCTACGCCAATGAGTTTGTATTTACCGCCACGGAGTTTGCGATGCTCAGACGCTGACGCATCCATGGACAGGCAATACAGATAAGATCCGTTGGGGAACTTAGCGGATAGTTCTGATTCGTTCAGTTGTAGACGCAGTTCATGCTTGGCGTCTATTTCCTGGATTACTGGCCGCCAGAAGTCCTTCTTGATCTGGCCGTGTTCTATTCCGACATACAACACGTTGCATTTCTGAGACGCCGCCACATCGCATAGGTACAATCCGAGCGTATAACTCTTGGCCGATCTTCGAGTGCAGAGAGCAGCCTTCCATCGACACGGGTTATCGATGAGCGGCTGTGCGGCCTTGATGGCTGAGTCGCGCAGACGAATAGGATTCGCCGCCGCCTTCTGGGCCTTGGCAGCGGCAATCAACGCATCCAGGCGTCTGGCGGAGTTATTCGTCACGTATTGGCAATGTCTCCACTTCAGCCTGAATCAGTTGTCCCAGCCTCAATCCTGCTGGTATCAGATCCACCAGGATAGAGCGCGCCTTCCTATCAATTCCGATTACCTGCGGTAGTCGCGCCCTTCGAGTCCACCCTGTACATTTTCATTTGTCTTCCTTCTTGGGCTTCCACACTTGGCGCTCTATCTCCAGGCAGCGGCTGAATGGAATCTCCAGATCAAATCCAGTCTCAAGGAAATAAACCCTAATGCCGTCCTTAGTTCTGATCAGGCTGCACTTTGACGTTGCGACGTTGAGCGATTGAGTCGCCAGACCGTTAAGCAGTAGCTGTTGATCAAAACGCACGCGAGTAATAGGCAGGTCACGCTGCACGGCTCCAGCGGCGGTAGGCTGCGTGACCAGCTCAAACGATTTCTCAGACATTGGGTACAACCTCCTGGAACGGGTCATGGACGATGCCTAGTCGTTCGGCTAGCTTCTCGATTGATCTTGAGTAGGACGTTGCGATGGCGCCCAGCCTGGGTAGCCCTGACGCCCGCCAGAGTTCGCGGGCTATGCCCTGCCGATAAAACGCTGGCTTGGTGTGAATCCAATGGACGGTGACAGGCGGTGTATGGACTATGTATCCGAGTATCACATCTGGCGCGTCAGGCAGGCACGCGACCAGCACGCGGGTGTCGGGGGTGCCCAGACATTGGGCCACCTTCGGGTTAGCATATTTAGCGAAGAACAATGATCGTGCTATGGACTTATGGCAGATGCAGGAGCGGTGCATCCCTGCTGTCCACGTCGAGGCTACGTAGGCCAAATCCCTGACGGTAAACTCACGCACTACGAATTTGGCCTCTGTCATCTGCTGCTCCTGCGCCGCCGATATCCAGCGACAAGGAGCATTATGTCACGACATGATCATCAAGTCAATACTTTGTCTGCCTTGTCTTCGTAGGGCTCCTGTGCGGGCTTATGGGGCTATTTCAATGTTCTACCGTGGTTTGGGGCTCTTCGGTGGTTCCTGTGGCTCCTGGAGGCTCCTGGGACTCGGAGAGCAGTTCCTCAAGCTGAGCCAGACGGTCTTCGAACGTCTCACCTTGCTCTGCCTTGATGGCGTCCAAGAGCCTGCCGCAAAGGTTCGCCATGGCCGTGGCTTCCTTAGGATCAATCTTGTGTTGCTCCAAATTTCTGGCTGTAGCCGCTAACAATGAGCGCACGTGCCCATACGTCTTGATCTTTCTGTTCTTCGGCTTTGATTCAGATGGCATGTTGGCGACCCTTTACCCCTATCATATCCTATCGCTCCTGCTCTAGGCAACGCAGGCATCTCCTGAACGCCCGTTCGGTTCCATTCTGAATACGCACCATCCACGTCAGTGGTACGCCAGCCACACCGCATGTCCAGCATTTTTCCCTGACAGGACGGGCAGCGTTCCAGGCATCGATGACGTGCTTGGGTGTAGGCGTCCAAGGCTTCCAGAAGCCATGCCCTGGTTTATGGTCTACATCCTGGTCATGGTCTACATCCTGGTCATGGTCTACATCCAGGTCATGGTCTACATCCTGGTCATGGTCTACATCCAGGTCTATATCCAGTTCTTTTGCCATTCAACCTACCTCCCCTACTTCCCCGCCAGCACAACATGCCCGCTCGCCTACTACTACTACTTCCCTCCCCCCTCTAAAAGAGAGGGAGGGGGGAGGGAGTAGATAGTACTTCCCCTACTTCCCCCGGGGGAGTCGGGGAAGTCGGGGATGTAACACATGGCCCTACCTTGACGTACAAGTGTTTGGGGCTCTTCTTGTGCCCCTCTTCCGTCAACACACCCGTTTGGATTAGGCAGTCCAAGGCCAGTCCGATGGCGCCCTTGGCTCCCCCGAGGGTGGCCTCTATTTTAGACCCGCTCAGTTTCCCGCCTGCGTTACTGATGGCGGCCATTATCTTGTCCTGTAGTGACTGCTGGCCTATGTGTTTCTTCTGGTCAGCCTGGGCGTCCTTCTGCTCCGATATGGCCATCATCCTGGCCGCTATCTCGCCCTCAGTCGCCATCCTCATCACGCCCGTGGCCATATCCCTGATGAGAACCTGGTCCACAGTGGACAACTTATGGACGTTGTTGACCTTGGTAATCCTGAACACGACCATCTCTGGCATGCCAGCTATCTCGGCCAGTGGCTCCACCCCTGCCTGCCAGCGGAAGCCATCTGTGAGCCCCGTGGCGCCTCGTGCGGCTGACGCCGCCATGGCGCTCGTGGTGCCGCCCGACAACTGCTCCTCCTTGCGCGACAGCTTATTCGTGTGGTGGGCTACCAGCACCGTAGGTTCGCCCTTGATTGCCATCGACAGCTTTTCCACCACTTGGACGAATCGAGTAGCCCAGGGGTTACTCTCCTCTGTCCCTGCGCCTCCGAACCTGGACAACGGATCAAGGAGTATCAGTCGATAGCCGCATTCACCCTCGGTAGCCTTCAGATATTCGCTCAATTCGTAGTAGGCGGGAGCCAACGGGAGCCCCGTTGGTATCTCCTTCCCCATCGGAAGTGTCAGGGCAGTATCCTGCCCTCGGCAGGGTATGATGACAATATTCTGATCAGCAAGTTTCATCTGCTCAGCAGTAAGCTTTAGTGCGCGTCCAATATGCTCTATGCGCCTATGAATATCGTCGTCTTTCTCCTCGGCCATAGCGATGACGACCCGTCCTGGATGGGCTACCCTGAGTCCTATCCAATCAAGTCCGACCGCTACGGCGATTGCTAGCTGCAAGAACAGGTACGACTTACCACTGCCGCCTGCGGCTACCAGCATGCCTGCGGTTCCAGACGCCAGAACCGATTGCAGCTTTGTCATCATCGGATCATTGGGGTCTTGTATCGGTTCATCCAATAGAGACACGATTGCTGGTGCTGGAATATGTAGCCAGTTGAATTCGCCAAGCGTCTTGGCCCCAGCACAGAAATTCTCTCTCTTGGGCTTCGCGGGTACTGGTATATCGTTGATGAACCCTGCGGCCCTGAACTCGTCCACTGGATTTATCGGAGCCTCTATCCGTCCACCTAACGGTTCGTCCCCGCTCTTTTTTGCGTTGCTGATCTTCTTCAGTAACTCTTCTTCCGACCAGGGGGGCGAGCACGACGCGTTCCACTCCTGCATCAACTCCATACTGTCGGCATCACT